CTTCTACATCCGAGAATGAATCTGTTGAGCTAAGACCATTAGTCTCATTTAACCTACCAACAAATGTTCCAGGAAGCAGGACAATGGGATCATCATCATGCAACTTGTCTAACATCGCGACAGGAAGAAAGTTTGCGGCTCTGAGGCCTTGGATAGAAGGACGCACACCCTCGTAAAGTTCTTGGTACGGGTGATGAATCTTATCGTAGCCTCTTCCAATTCGAATTGCCATTTAATTACCTCTTCTAAATTTGATCCATTGGATCAATGTCTGTTTTCTTGATAGCCGACACATTTTCCTCTTTCACAGATTTGGCCACAGGAGGTTTCTCCTCAACCCTATCTTTTATGAAAGACGGTAATCCGTTAGACTTGAAACTACTTGCTAGCTCAGGCACTAGATCCTCGATGCTATCCCTGAGGCTTTCAACACTTCTCGCTGCAACATGGATCACTGCCTCACCGAAGCTTTGGTGATCGGTAACCGACTTCACCTGTGGCTTCTGGAGTTGCATTTGCATAGTGACCAGTTGAGAAGCGAGCTGCTTTTTGAATTCCTCAGTAAGGGCAGCATTCTCATCCATTAAGCAATTGTATTCACTAATTTTAGTGTCATACAACTGCTTTGCCTTTGCCAGTTCTGCTTCAAGTTCTGCAGTTCTAGCTTGACTATCCTCTAAGGCCTTTTCCAGGACAACAATTGCCCTGTCTACAGGCTTATCTACTTTATCTGTATCCTTGATAACAGGATTATCTTTAACTTCGTTTTCTTTCTTGGTACTCATGGTATTTTGAGCATCCTTCCCACTTTCAGGATTGTTTAATTCTCCTGGTTGTTGATCAGTATTAATTCCTAAATCGTCAATTAATGAGCTACTAGCTAATTCCTTGATTACCTCATACTTTAAATCATTTTTAATGCTGGCAGCCATTTCTATGATGTCCTTACTTGGAGTTGTCTCTGACCGTAAGGCTGATCTAAACCCAAGTGACTTAGGCCAATCTAATTTTTTGCTGCGTGATCCATCTTTGTCTATATCAAATCCCTCAGGGACAGATACCCTCACCGGACGCTTTGCATTATCTTGTCCATAAGGAATCTCATCCTTATCCTCTGGAGATCTAATCAATTCTGTCACCCTGCCTTCTGAGTCCGCTAGTACTATTGAGCAGACTCCACCAAGAGTATCTGCAGTAACAACTTCTACTGTCTGTTCCTTTGACTCCGTAACTATAGCGCTATCGTAGTCAGCACTCATTATTCCAGCAAGCTCGTTAGCGGGGTGGTTTACAAATGAGCATTCCATATATTTCATTTTACCTGTGACAAGATAAGCCCTATACTTTATTCCGTCTACGTCATAGACTCTTCCTGGTCTATGGTTGCAGATTTCTTCTTCTTCGTCTGCATCGCTTAGCCAATCATATCCACATATAGAACAATATGCTTTGTTGCTACTTTGTCCCGTAGAAACAGTTTTATATCGTCCATCTAATATTTTTTCCTGTGCATCTCTATCGGAAACAGTTCCACTTATAATGATATAGCCAGATCCCGGCTTTGTACCATGGTCTGGATTTTTCCAATCGTTCTTAAATCGATCATCTTCCCATAGCTGTACAAATTTTTGTGAGTCTATCCTGCCTACTGGCTCAGATTTAGAATCATGATGTTTTAAGAATGGCTTATCGTAACCAGCTGTGCCTCCGTTGTCCTTGGACACCCAGGAAGATGCACCTGCCTTTACTCCGCTACCGGGGTAAACACGATTATTAAGTAAGTAGCCAGAATGAGTTGCTTTGATAGTTACTCTAAAATTAGGAGCATTAATAGAAGAATATAAATCTTCTAAGAGACTATTAGCATCAGAATATATACTCGATCTTTCTGGCATACCAAATAGATCAGTAAATCGAACTTCTCTGCCCATTACTCGTCTCCCTCGTGGGATTTTATATCTTCGTCCACTACACATGTAGTGTTCAACTTAACATGTGGACCAGAAACATCTCTTTTGCTCACCGAAGTAATTGGCATTACTACTTCTTTTTCTAGCTTAAAAGCCCCATTCTCATCAATGCTATTATACATAACTTTGATATTCTTCCTACCAGCCTTCTGTAACGTAGTCATGTAGCCGTACTTATAGGCAAAATCTGTACTTTGAGCTGCCATCATATCTAGTTCAACTTTTAGTGCGTCAAACACGCTAGATGCCTTAGCAGCATCTAAGTTGAGTTTTACCTCATTATCTAAATCTATCCTCAACATTATCATAGCCTTACGATTGAGCTTTATCAACGGTATACGTATATGCTTAGACAAAAATAGAACTATATCGTCCTTAGATATTAGCTTATTGGTATGTATATCTTCGCGTGCTTTCTTAGCTCCATTCTCTATTTCAGGCAATAAATACTTCTTAGCATCAGATATCATGACGTCTGTCTTTGATATTAATATTTTCTTTATATCATCAGATTTAGTAGCTTTGTTATACTTACTATCTCTAGCGCTAAGGCCACAGATATCCTCACACATTTCTGACCATGAGTAAGAGAACTGGTTGAATAGTTCTTTCATCATTAGACTGTTCTGAGCTACGGATTTTTTGGTACTAGCAGTACCATGCTGATTAGTTGGGCGGGATTTGTTAGCAACAGTTTTAGCAGATCCTTGTGACCCACTTGGATCTCGTTCGTTCATTGCACCAATCTCAGCTAATGGCTTGGTATATAGCTCATGGAAAGTATTCTTTCTATCTCCATCAGCGTATGGTTCCCTGTTGAGATAGTCCGTCCTGAGCTCATCCTCTGTTATGGCATTCTGCATAAATAGCTGAATACCATGATTCTGATGCGCTCTAGCCTCTTCTCTGTCTATATCCGGGAACCTCAAAGCTACCCGTATATCGCTAGTTAGGTTGAACCCGCCCTCTAACAGTATGATATCTACTATCTTGGCCGTGAACATCTCAGAAAATACATTCTGTATTTCGCTACATGCATCGACTAGATTCTTTGTAACTGTTTGTGCAGTAGCCTTATTAGCAGTATCGCCTCTGCCTAGGTCTATTCCAGATAGCCTTAAGCCACCAAGAACCCTACTCTCGAAATGAGAGAGATAGGGCTGTAGATCTAGCACTTGGCCTTCTGTGCCAAGCATATTTATCTCTACTCTTTCAGATGTGACCAATCCACCCTCCGGAGGCAACGCATCTACTTGGGCTCCAATCACATCTACTTCCGATAATGTTTGCCCATCTGGAGATGTTATGTATCCGGCCGGCTTATCTTTTGATCCTACCTTGGCATGGAATAGCGGGAATGTATGCTTGTGAGTTACTAACTCGGCTAGCTCTTCTAATCTTCTCAAAGCCCTGATATCTTCAAGTACAGGTACTATATATGGTGTACCGAAGGTAAAGCCAGACTTTCTGTCAAGATGGAAGTGCACAACATCGGAAGCCCTGAACTTTCTAGTTTTCTCAGAGTCCCATATCTTCTGTTTCCACTCTACCGGCCTACCAAAATCATTCTTTTTTACCGCCATACTAGTAGGATCCGCCGGGTATAAACCTGAGATAGGCTGCATCGTTTTGCCGAACATTCTGATAGGAGAGCCACTTGACCTGAGAGGATCTCTCTTTATCACAAGGATAGCATTGCCATAGGCAATCAAGTTAGTTAAAAGCTCTCTAACAATAGCAGAGATAGGCTCACCGGTGATAAGCTCTATCTCTTCAAATCGTTTTCTTACATATGCTATAGCCTCTTTGTCCCTACCATGTAGATGCCATCCCTCCTTCATGGATAGCTCTCTATGCCTTCTTACAGAGGCAGCAAAGAACGATTCTACATCGAGTGTCTTACCTATCTCTCCAAGATTGTAGATTGGAGTGATATAGTTACCATCTCCCCCTAGGCTAGGGTAGCCTCTTGCCGTTAAGCTTGTCTTATAATATAGTGTAGATACAGCTTGCCGTGGAGATTCCTTGATAATAGACTCTACGCTAGAGGGCTTAGTCTTACGTACAAGTCTAAGATCTTCTTGCTCTGGTTTAGTAGTAGAGAATATCGACGCTATCCTACCCAGAAGACTCATCTGACTCCTTTAACATATTTTTAATCTCTTCATCAGTAATTTCCATCTTACAAGTCTGAAGTATATTTCTTATCACTTCTTCTGACGTTTCAGGCTGATTGAACTTATCAATAGCCGGAATAGTCATCTTACTATCTAATCCAAACACATCTGATTTTTTCGTAATCACTATTGGCTGATTATCAGAAAAGTACCTTTCTCGTAAATCATCAGGAATATCAATTGTATACTGATTTGACGGTATGTTTAACCCGATTGTCATATTATCCACTATGTTATCCACTACATCGTCTGGCTCCCCATAGCATTCCCATAATGCCTGCTCTATTATAGCGGATAATACAAGCTCTATATCCTTAAGTATTCTATACTCCCATTTAGCCTGAAGCACCATCTCATTCTCATTCGTAGCACTTGACCTACTATTTTGATCAGAAGCTTGGATTCCTGTGAATTTCTCTACTACCTCTTCGGTAAAACCAAACAGATTATCTAACATAAAATAAAATGGTCTACATTTTGTGTATAACTCTGCCATAAGTGTTTTGTTAGCAGATCTTATTAACTTTGTATATATTCTGCTTATACACTTCATTACATTACTTTTCAGGCTATCTAAATACATTCCTCCAAATGGTTTAGGTGTTGTTATTCTATTAGTTGCAGGTTTGGCAAATCTTGCTGAGATATCATAAGTTAGTACCTTTGATGCAGCTCTTAGTAGACATCTCAATATTTTAAAAGTTTTTTTGTCTAATAGATTTTGTTTAGCTAAAATTCTCAATAAGCAGCATATCTGATCTTTTGTCATCTTATATGCACCAGTTTGAGCTGCATTATTGATTACATCTCTTTGCCGCTTTGAGTTATGAAACATGAGGCTACTCGTGCCTCTAGTCATTTCACCCAATCCGATCGACTCTTTTATTCTTTCGAAGAACCTACTCTCGATATAGTCTTCAACATAATCTTCTTCGCTACTCCCAGATGGGCTTAGACCAGCATTAATCCTAATAAATTCTTTGGTTGAATACGTCGGATAATATGAGTATGTATCTATCTCACTATTCCTAGCTTGTCTTAATATTAAATAGCTTATCCATGGGCCATACTTAAGATCAGGAGATGAATATATATAATTTATAGCATAGCTAAGTATTATTCTATAATCATTCTCCGCTATCTTTTCTAGCGCAAGCTCATCTATCCTTGTAAAAACCGCGTCCTCTCCACTAGTTCCGACTATAGTATCCGGAGTTGCTCCTCTACGAAGTATTTCATTTAATAGATCAATAGCACTAGCAAATGCAGCAGCAATTATTATCTTCGCTGCACCTATCGATGCCCCTCCGGGCTCAGTAACAGAAACTTGCATCATGGTTGGTATTTGAAACACATCATGAAATTTGTTAATAGCATAGTTCAATAACCAAATAGAATTAAATAAATCTAAGTCTGCAGGTTTTATTCCAGATATAACTGTTGATTTTAATTGGCTTATCATTACTCCGTCTAGAGCAAAATTACCAGTAGTGTTCTCCACTATTTTTAGAGTGTATTTTAGATTTAGCTCTTCATATTTTTTAATAGCGGTCAAGAATAAAGCATAGCTTATCCTAGATCCTGTAGACTCTGTGGGATCTTTTCTTGCTACAGCCGCAGCAACATTTTGTATTGAAGGAGGTACAGGAATATGAGTTGCTCTACATTTCTCTTCAAACAACGGCATAAGCCTGTTGGCAAGATTTATGTTTTCTCTTACTTCACTAAACGCTTTCTCTACTAATTCTTGCTCGTTATCTTCTTTATTCGTATTATCTACAGACTCTCTTTCTGGAAACTCATCAGAAAGGATTCTATCTCTTTTAGCCTTATCCGGACCCCTAGAGAATATACCCATTAGATGTTACCTCGGCCAAAGCGGTTGCCCCTAGGAGTGTTACCGTGATATCTTGTTCTGCCACGGACCGAATCTCCTCTAGAACGATTAGTCGCTTGCCTTCTGGAAATGTAAACTCCTATATCACTTCCATCTATGAGTACTTCCTTATCTTCATCTGTTCTTTTCTGTGGAGTTAGATCCTTTTGTATTTTTTTGCTGAATTTCTTTGCCTCTTCTAAATCTATCTGACGCTCAGTAAGATTATTCAACTCAGGGAACGGTGAATCATTATCGTGATCGCTGCCAGCACCAAGGGAGTAAGCAATATCCATTACATGCTCTATCTTTTTTATATCACTGAACTCTAAGATATGTCCCATTATACATAACATCCATGCAGTGAGAGTATGCTCGTAGTCTTGAGAATATGTAGGTACGCCACTAGGGCTATACTTAACTATCTTGAATGCTCGCATCTGCTGAACAATACCTATATTGGCGAAAGGTATTTCGCTAGGTACTATTCTCGTAGTCGTATCTTCGTCTACAGGCATTAGAACCTGCTTCATCTCCATTGTCCTACATGCGGCATCTACCATAAACTGTTTAACTGGTTTCTTGATAGGCATACCACTAACTGGATCAGTAATTTCTATATTAGAGTTCATGGTTATAGGCTTAACACGCTCTTTATAATTAGTATGTTCATTAGGATAGTCCATATCGTATTTCCACATCATCTCGACTTGGACATGCCCATACCCAGCGTCTACATAGATATATGCAGTTTGATTGCCCCATACTTTATCAAGCTCCATTATTTTCTTGATAGCTTCTATCTGCTGAAATTCTTGTGTTCTTATTATATGTTTATCTACTGTTTTATATATAAGTCTGTTATCTAAATTCATAGCTTCAGTAACAATTATGTGTGTACCAGTAGTCTTACCCCAGTCTACTCCTATGACATACTTAGATTCTGTGTGTGGAATACAATCTTCATATACATAGTCTGCTAAACATGCATTGACGTCCTCGCTTCTAAATACACCTTCAGCCTCATCTCCGAACTCAGCAAGAAACTCTCGCTGATATCCAGTCTTTGAATAGTTCTGTTTAAACATATGATCTACTTTTTTAGTCCAGCTTGGAGATTCAGCAGATATAAACCAGAACTCTTTAAACCCTTGAGTCTTATCACAACACCAGTTATATAATTTTTTACGTATTCCTGTAGGAGTAGATGATACTATTAACTGACAACTAGGATGTGAAGCCATGATAGCCATGATCACTTCGATATCACTATCATTGATATAATCGACTTCGTCTAGTATGATTAAGTCTGCATCCTGTCCACGTACCTTATCCGACTTAGCACCCGAGTGTGCTCCAGAAGACCAACCTCTTGCTACTCCACCAGAAGAGAACTCTATCATTTGTGGGTTAAGAACATTCCTCTTGATCATACCTGGCATATTTAGTGTAGAAGAGCGGCCTATGAAGTCACGCATGGTATCAAATATCTTTGCTACCTGCGGTTGATATGGAGCGAGTATAAGCACTTCAAACTGCCTATCTGTGACACCTCCATTTGTGAACAAATGCCACAGAGCAAGGACGCTCATTGCTTCGGTCTTGCCGACCCTACGTCCTGCACGAATAGCCTTGAACTGAGATGAACAGCGCATAACCTCTTGTTGATACCATCTAGCTTCCCAGTCAAATTCAAACTTAGCCCAGGCAACTGGATCTTGCAGCATTTTATAATTCTGAAACTCTTCGTCAGATAAGCCTTGATCTTTCATCTTCTTGGCTAATAGGCGATAATCGCCCTGACAGCTAGGCATGAATGGCTCGGAAGTGAAACCTTTTTCGTATATATCTTGATAGTAATCTACACATTTTCTACAGAAATGACAGTCTCTACCAAGCATAGGCTTGTAGTCTGATGCCTTATAGTCGTCCATAGGAATATATTTTTCGGCAAAATCAATACCTATTTTAATAGGCTTTTCGCCCTTAATATTAATCTCATTTTTCTTTTTATCAGACATGCATGAATGTCGCTTCGTTGCCCATAGCTGCCCTAGTATTCATTTGTGAATTATGTATCGCCGCCATGGCAGTTTGCCTCTGTGTAAAACTAGCTCTAGTGTCAGCAAATCCTTCACCTAAATCAGCACCCGCAGATTGAGGAGCAAGCCTTCTCTCATATGCAAAAGATTCCATCCCTTGGATAGCTGAACTAACTCCACCAACGAATAGGCTGAACATGTCATTGAATATCCAGGCAGTGGATAACGCCTTAAGACCTATACCTATGCCCATTCTCGTAGCTATTGATCCAGCAGCTTTTGTTCTTAAAGCTGGATTTTGGGCATAAGTTCTAACTAGAGTTCTTTCACTATACTTACCACCAAGAGGATTATATGTACCATCCGCCCTAACTGTACCACGTCTCCCTAAAAATCCACGATCTGCCTCCTGTAATGCAGCCATACCGGGTCGAGGGAATGGAACATTTCCACTAAAAGCTGCTCTTGACCCAGCTGCATGAGGTAGTTCTGCCGTTAGTAGCTCATTAAATAGCTGTCGTCTCGCAGTGCCTGTTCCACCTGCACCTGGGCTCACTCCGGGGATTAATCCCATTAATGGCTTACCACCAGTAAGCGCACCAAACATACCTGGTCGACCCATAAGGCCGGCACCAAGACTTTCTGCACCCATCATCAAAGATATATCTAGCGCGATATTTCCAAGACCGACATTCTCATGATCAGACGCAGTAGTTGCTATTTGAAATCCGTGAGTATCTATACTTCTCTGATAAATCGGCATTATTAGCCACCCATCCTGTGGCTATGCAATGTCGCGTTATAGCTAATGTTACTGAAGCTTCTGCCAGTCTGCCTCTGGGCTGGGCCCTGATTAGCACCAAGCCTACGTGAGCTCATTGCATGGATTCCAATTCCCATTCCGGCTGCTATACCTGCACCCGAACCATAAGCCATTGCTTTACCTGTAAATTGCATACCAGGGTCTATCTTTCCCCATAATGAGCCTCTGCCAAGCATTCCTCCAGCCATAGCAAATGGCATTTTACCAACTCCGAGTAGCATTTTACCAGCAGAAAAGCTTTGTGCGCTTCGATATCCAGCCACCTGTTTGAACATACCCTCGGCCTTGTTTATATCTTTGAATGCTTGAGCTCGGCTACTATTAAGAGTTCGTTGCCGCCTCAGCAATCTTTGAGATGTGCTTAGATTAGTTCTTCCTAGTTGGACCGCCGTGGTGGCACTTTGTTCACCGGCTAACTTATTGGCCTTATTAAGTTTCCCCCTCATCTCCTTTCCTTTGGTTTTACCGCTTAATGTTCTTCTACTTTCCTTCATTAATCTTCGGACTGAACCACGCTCACCGAATCTACTGCCGGTTCGGAATTCTTTCTCGATAGCGCCTGCTGCCGCATTGCTAGCTCCTTCCTGAGTACGAGTCCGTCTTGCTCCTCCAGCCAAGTGGCTATAGGCCCCTTCTTTGCTACCAGCCTCCAGAGCTCTAGTCCTCTGCCAGGAACCTCTTGACCCACCACTCTTCATCATTGGTGCATACGCTTTTTGCATCAAGGGATTTTTGCTACTGAATTTTGCTTTAGCAACTAAACCAGCTCTGCCGAGATTAGTGGCAGTAAATACTCCAGCTCCTATAGTTGCACCAAATTTTGCTGCACTCAGCGCAAAATTAGCGCCACTAGACATACGGTCGCCAAATGTTTCTTGTATCCCGGACAGCAGAGTATTGGCTCCAAAGCCCAATCCTGCTGCCATCATACCTTTTGCAGCGTATCCTCCTACGGAGTTCGTCCAATTTGAAGCAGCTGCAGCATCTTTATTCGCTTCTGCTAACGCCCTCTTTGATTTTTGAACTCCAGCTTGACCTACTCGTATCTCTCTGCCGAATGTCTGTAATACTTGACCGATACCTTCTTGCTGAGTACGAGCTGTTCTTGCTCCTCCGAGAACAGAGAGTATGCGATCTATACCAATTCCTCTAGCACTCATTTTTACCTACCTGCCTAGAATGGACCAAGGTTATCACCAGCTCTTATTGCGTTGAATGCAGCGATACCACCATAAGCTATACCAAACATTTTTGTGCCGCCACCTCTTATTGAAGCAGCAGTAATCCCTGCATGTACACCAAATGCAGCACCAGCCTCTATGGTCCGCTTAAAGGGATTATCATCACCCATCACCATTGGAGACAAACCATATGCAGCTATTGATCCAGCGCCTACCGCTCGAACAGTCGCTCTAGATTTGTCCGCGTCTTTATCTACTAATGTTTTAGTAAAAGAAGTATTTTTGCCCTGAGTTCTATTCGCGCCTATTTTCTTGCCTGGCCAATAGTCCTTTAGTGTGAAACTATTAGAGTCCCTGTTTTTAACAAGATCTCTTACGGCTTTTACATTTCCACCTATGTCTGGTCCCTTTTGAGCAGAATTAGCCTTATTCAAT